AGAGCGTGAGGCGTGTGCAAAGTTGTGTGACTGGTATGTCGATTCAAGTTCAGACCATGAAGCTGGCACGGCAATGAACATACAAGATGCCATCCGAGCAAGGGGACAAGCATGACCAAAGACGAAGCCCTGAAGCTGGCGCTGGAGGCGCTGGAAGATGCCGCGTATTGCGTTCAAAAAAATTATTGCCCGGACAAAATGGGCCACGATTGGGATGACACCATCACCGCCGTCAAAGAAGCCTTGGCACAGCCAGAGGAGCGCTACTTCTGCCAACGCTGCGGCAAGCCTGTTAACTTGACCACGATTCACACATGCACACCGCCAAGGGGGAACACATGAGCAACAGAGTACTGGTTCAAAACGTAGGCGGTGTGTGGAGCGAGCGGCCTGATTGGTTTGCTCTCTCTTGGGGTGCTGGCGCAGCCGCAGGGATTAAACGGCTTGAGTTAATCGCAAACGACTGGACGTTTACGTTCAAGACTACGGAACAAAAGTTCTCTGCGGAGAATTTGAACATGCCATACGGCCCAAAGGTGAACACATGATTCACCCGTTCTTTGAACACATAGCAGCACTGCCTGAGAAAGAACGAAACTCATTTTGGCGCGGCATCATGGCAATTGTTGATGCAGGGGTTAAGACAAAAACGCCACCCAAAGAAATGGCGGCGTATATGGGCGCTTATTTCAAAGAGGTTGACCAACAACTCAAGGAGAACACATGAGCAAACAGAAGCTGCATGAAATGCTTGGTCTGTCCGTAGAGGAAACGCTCAACCGTTTAATCTGGCTTGGCCAAACCATGCACAAGCACAAAGAGGAGTTTGGCGAACCTCTGAACCTGAAACACCTTGAGGCGGTCTTGCATGCCAACTCAGCGCCCAAAGAGGAAAAGAACGCATGATATTAGACGAAGGATGCGCCGAGCGCGGATGCCCAATGCACGATTCGCGTGAGACCAAGGGCGTAGTGTTCATACGCAAAGAGTGGGTAGGGCTGAGTGATTCACAACTAGAAGCGATCTACTACGAGGTGGTAGCGGAACACCGAGGTGCGCCTATGCCTTGGGGACAAGTAGTGTTTGCACAGGCGGTGCAAGCCGCGTTGAAGGAGAAGAACGCATGACCAAGCTAACAGGAGCCGCTCTTGACCGAGCCGTAGCCAATGCGATGGGGCTTAAAAGCGTACACAACTGCGAGAAATGGGTAGGGTTGACGGATGCGGAGCTTATGGAATGCACTGTGTTTAAACGGTTTGAGTGTGACCCGCCGTACATCGACAAAGACGGGGCCAAGCATGTAGGCAGCATAGAGGTATCGCTGCGGAGAACCTACGAGAACATCAACAACAAACTCAAGGAGAAGAACACATGACCAGACCAACAACCGCACATGAGTGGTGGCTGCAAGAGCGTGAGAACCAGCTTGACATGGCCAAACGGTTTTACGACCTCTTTGGGAACAAGTCCGCAACCATGTGGCACTGCCTGTTTGCATGGGCAACACCTGACATCTGGCATGACCCTGAACCAAGGAGAAAAACACTTGAAATGCCCAACCTGTAACGAGTGGACGACAGTTGAACAAACGAAGAGCTTGGGTGTTTTTGTAGAGCGTAGACGCAGATGTGCCAACAACCACACATTCACAACCGAAGAGCGAGTAGTCCCTGACAAGAAGCGCGGACGACCCAAGAAAACCAAGGAGCAACCTAGTGGCAACCCCTGAGTCAAAAGTAAAAGAGAAGATAAAGAAGATTCTGAAAGAACACGGCGCGTACTACGCTATGCCTATGGGCACGGGGTACGGCAGTAGTGGAGTGCCTGACTTCCTGTGCTGTGTGAACGGATACTTTGTGGGCATCGAAGCGAAGGCGGGTAAGGGCGTACCGACAGCGTTGCAAGAGAAGAACATGCGGGACATAAACACCGCAGGGGGCTACTCCTGTGTCATCAACGAAAACAACCTTGACTACTTAGAAAAAGTCATAGCCGAATGTAAGGAGAGAACAGAATGAGCGAAATGAGCGAAATGAACGAAGGCGTAAAAATTATCTTGGCCCGTATGGAGACCAACCCCGAAGATTTCTTTACGGTGCATAAAGAATACAACCCGTGGCGCTGGATTTTTGACGAGAATGTGCGTGAGGTTATGACCGAGTCTGAGAAGGCCGCTCTCTACGAAGGCATAAAGAAGGTTCGCCGCTTGATGATTACTCATAGGGCGATAGAGACAGTAATGCCAAAAGAAACTGTAACCGAGAGCGAAACGCAAAACTGGGGTTCTTCACCGATGCTGGGTCAACAACAGATGCAGATTCAACAACAGGAACAAAACGTCATAGCGAAGATGCAACAAGCCGCTATGCTGCAAAACAATGTGCTGCAAAACCCCTACCAAAATAGCTTAAGCATTGGCAGCGGCGGTACGGGCATTTGCGCTACGGCTTCTACGGGCACGGCAGGAACTCTATCCGTGGGTGGTGAGACTCTCGACAGCGGCATGCTCAAGAAACTGAAGAACTTAATCAAATGAACATCATCACGGTGGACTTTGAGTCCTACTACTCCGCTGATCTCGGGTTCTCTAAACAGACTACTGAGGAATACGTACGCGACCCCCGCTTTGAAGTGATCGGTGTTGCTGTGCAGATCAATGACGGTGAGCCCGAGTGGTTTACGGGAACCATGATCGAGACTGCGGAGTTTTTGGGTAAATATAAATGGAGTGAGTCCCTCGCCCTAGCCCACAACGCTATGTTCGACGGGTTCATTCTGTCCGAGCACTTCCAAATCAAACCCAAGGGCTGGTTGGATACGTTGTCGATGGGTCGAGCGCTTCACGGCACGAACGTAGGCGGGAGTCTTAAAGTCTTGGCCGAGTTCTACAACATCGGTGAGAAGGGCACTGAGGTCAACGATGCGAAGGGGTTGCGCCGCACGGACTTCCCCGCACAGCAGCTAGCTCAGTATGGTGAGTATTGTAAGAACGACGTCCGCTTAACGTGGGATTTGTTCAACTGCATGAGCCAAGACTTCCCGCCGACTGAGTTGCGCCTGATTGACTTGACGATCAAGATGTTCACCGAGCCGGTACTGCAACTGGACGAGGGCATGCTTGAAAGGCATTTAGTTTGGGAGCAGCAGCGCAAGGCCAACATTCTGGCGAAGTACAACAAAGACGACTTGATGAGCAACCCACGGTTTGCCGACTTGCTCCGTGCGTGGGGTGTTGAGCCGCCGATGAAGAAGAGCGTCACCACAGGAAAGGAAACCTATGCCTTCTCAAAGACGGATGAGGAGTTTAAAGAACTTCTTGGGCACGAAAGTTTGGAGGTACAAGCATTGGTCGCCGCACGGCTGGGTACGAAGTCTACGATTGAGGAGAGCCGAACAGAGCGTTTTATTGGGATTGCTCGGCGAGGGCCAATGCCAGTTCCCCTGCGCTACTACGCTGCCCACACTGGACGATGGGGCGGGGCCGACAACGTAAACCTCCAGAACCTTCCGCGCATTTCCCCGCTGAAGAAAGCAATCCTCGCACCTGCGGGGTACATGATGATCGACTCCGACTCATCTCAGATTGAAGCCCGTACGCTGGCATGGTTAGCTGGCCAAGACGACTTAGTGGAAGCATTTGACCGTGGCGAGGACGTTTACAAAATCATGGCGTCAGCAATTTACGGAAAAGCAGCGGCTGACATCACGAAGGATGAAAGATTTGTCGGCAAGACTACGATTCTTGGTTGCGGTTACGGCATGGGGGCGGCGAAGTTTCAGGCACAACTTAAGAATTTTGGTGTTGAAATTACGCTCGAAGAAGCAAAGCGAATTATCGATACGTACAGAGATACTTACCCGAAAATTACTGCACTTTGGAAAGAGGCGAATACCGCGATTGAAGCGATTCTGAGGGGGCAGCTAACAATGTTAGGACGCGGCGGTGTTCTGAAGATCGAAGGCAAAGACGGCGTTCGCTTGCCCAACGGCCTGTACATCCGCTACCCCAACTTGCGCCAGAAAACTGACGAAGAAACAGACAGGGTCGAGGTTGTGTACGACACAAAGAAAGGCCGAGCTATCATCCCCAACCGCATCTACGGCGGGAAGCTGATCGAGAACGTGTGTCAAGCCTTGGCCCGAATTATCATTGGCGACCAGATGTTGATGATTGCAAGGAAGTACCGAGTCGTGATGACTGTGCATGATGCCGTAGCCTGTATCGTGCCGACCGCCGAGGTTGCTACCGCGCAGGAATACGTTGAAATCTGCATGCGCCTCAGACCTAAGTGGGGTCTGGAGCTACCCCTTAATTGTGAATCTGGATATGGAGAATCGTATGGCGATTGTTGATTACGCACGGCCTTGCATGCTGGCCGAGAACGCGCTGAAAGCGGCGCATGACGCGATGCTGGAGAAGAATTTTGCCGAGGCAATTGAGCAGGGCTTCATTGCCCTTGCGGAGACAAAGCTGATGATTAACTCGATCAGAGACATGCAGGAGCGCCAAAGATGAAAGGTGCTAGCAACAAACCACTGCTGGATAGGTTCTTTGACCGTGGCGTATCTAATGACTACGGGTTGCCGACTGATTTTAAGAACAACGTACCAAAAAATGAAGTGCAGACATTTGTGCTGTCGCCCGAGGTTGCATTAAGCGCCGAGATGCTTGTGCGTTCTAAGTCTTTCAAGATGCCAACCCTCGACGAGTTGCACATGCCGTACCCGTATACGGCGATTGAGTACCCGATGACCGAAGAGATTCGTAAGCTGCGGCGCAACGGCACTGTCAACGGCACTGTTGAAATATCACGCATCGGAGCGTACATCCAAGAGGTAAGCGAAGGAATGTTCTCTTGCCTACCTTATTGGGAGTTAGTTGACGGCAGAATGCAACACAGTATTGTCATGTTTTTGTTTGGTACGGACTGGCCGACCACGTTAAAAATATCACTCAGTGTTAACGTCAATGGAGACGGCGCTGTTGATGCCAACCTCATGCCATGCCAATCGCTCATCATGGCCTCGCAGGAAGCAAAAGTTCCACCCGAACATTTGTGGCAGATATTACAGACGCCTGAAGCACGCCAGCACATCAGAGAAGCCGCCACAGAAATTCCGTGCCTTATGTTTGCCTCCTATCTCTTGCTTAGCTGCAAAAGCGGAGTAGGTCGGACTAAAGTTCCCGCACGAGTACCACCCAAAGGCATGAAGCTTGGTGGTAGAAAACAGAAGGCGTATTCTGCAAGCTCGTACACATTGTTGCATTTAAAAGAAATTGAGACCGTCACCACTGAGGGTGTCGTCAGTCGCCGCTCAGACATTTCAGCGCATTACGTACGGGGCCACTTTAAACAGCGCAGGAGCGGTGTCTACTGGTGGAATTCATTTGTGCGCGGTAACGGGGAACCCCGTAAACGCGAAGCCTACTTAGTAGAAGAAACAGCATGACACAATCAATTAAATGGTCTTTCAGTAGCCTGAAGACGTTCCAACAGTGCCCGAAGAAGTACTACCACACCAAGGTAGCCAAGGACATCAAGGAGTCAGACACTACGGCTACGCTGTACGGCAAGTCGGCGCATACAGTTGCGGAAGAATACATGAGCAACAAAACTCCGATCCCTCCCGCGTTTGAATATCTTAAGGATACGCTGGATGCTCTAGCTTCCATTCCCGGGATCAAACTTTGTGAAGAACAACTCGGCTTGACCAAAGACCTTGAGCCATGCGCGTTTGACGCACCTGAAGCGTGGTGGCGTGGCATCGCCGACTTGGTTGTGCTGGACGAGGACAAAGAGCTAGCGTGGTCGGTGGACTACAAGACTAGCAAGAACGCTCGGTATGCTGACGTAAAGCAACTTGACTTGGTGGCCACGGCCATCTTTAAGAAGTACCCCAAGATCAAGAAGATCAAGTCGGCCCTGCTGTTCGTGGTGAGCAAAGAGTTCGTAAAGGCTACGCACCATGCCGAGATGGTAGCCAAGTACATGGAAGCGCCTAGCCGAGATGTTGCACGAATCGAGGCGGCGTTAGAAAATGGAGTGTGGAATCCAGTGAGCGGCCCTCTCTGCCGATTCTGCGCAGTGAAGCAGTGTGAGTACAACAGGAGTTAATGATGGAAGAAGTTAAAGCGTACAAAACGTCCGACGGAAAAATCTTTCCGTACATGGAGCAAGCCCAAGACCACGAGGATTCGTTGAAGTGGATTGGCAAGATAAATCAGTTCATCGAGTCAACCTACTGCCCGTACACATCGGGCGCACAAAATTCCATGATGGTCAAAACAGTCGTCGCATGGGAAAAATTTAAAGTGGGGGGCTAATGATGACAGACGAAGAAAAAAACGTAGCGTCAGCTTACATCAAGCTGCACGACGACGTGAAAGAATTGGTAAAGGAAGCGTTGATTGAGGTTCTTATGAAGTACGACCACAACCTTGTAAAAAGGATTCAGGACGTAACTCTTGGCAACCCAGCTTTTGACATCCGCGTGAAACAAGTGATAACCAACCAAATGCAGAGGTGACACCATGCCATACGTAAACAAACCCCGCCCCTATAAAAAAGAGTACGCCCAACAAGTTGAGCGAGGCGAATTGCCTGACCGCATGGAGCGCCAACGTGCTCGTAACGAGATGGACAAAAAAGGTATCGACCGCACAGGCAAAGACATTGACCACGCCGTGCCATTGAGCAAGGGCGGCACTAACGCGCCGAGCAACTTGAAGCTGAAGTCCCCGAGCGCCAACCGTTCGTTCAGCCGCAACTCTGACCACACAGTCAAAGTCAACAAGCCCAAGAAAAAATGACAGACGAAGGCATTTGGCTTTTGGTGTTCGGCAGAAAGTGGGTGTCGCTTGAAGCCCCAGAGTTAGTAGAACACGATCACGTTTTTACCCGCCTTTCCCGGGCTAAAAAGTTAGAAATAAGCAAAAACTTTGAGTGCGTTAGATTGAAAGAGCAACAATGAGTTTAGAAAATTACGAGTGGCCGCGCCCCTACGGATTTGAGCCGTTCAACCATCAGAAGGTAACGGCCCAGTTCTTAACAACCAACCGCAAGGCGTTCTGCTTCAACGAGCAGGGGACAGGCAAGACAGCTTCAGTCATCTGGGCGGTCGATTATTTGATACAGCGCGGGATTGTGAGACGGGTGCTTGTCATCTGCCCGTTGTCGATAATGAAGTCAGCATGGCAGCAGGACCTATTTAAATTTGCTATCCATCGCACGGTATCGATAGCCCACGGCAGTGCCAACAAGCGCAAAGAAATCATCAACGCTGGCGCTGAGTTTGTCATCATCAACTTTGACGGCGTGGATATCGTGAAGAACGAAATCATCAATGGTGGGTTTGACCTCATCGTTGTGGACGAAGCCTCGGCCTACAAGAACGCACAGACGACCCGCTGGAAAACACTGCGCGACATTAACAAAGTTGTGAAGGGCTTGTGGATGCTGACGGGTACGCCAGCAGCGCAGTCTCCAATGGATGCGTATGGCTTGGCTAAGCTGATTAACCCCAAGGGTGTGCCGATGTTCCACGGCCAGTACCGCGACTTGGTGATGCAACAGCTAACCAAGTTCAAGTGGATTCCGAAGCCGACAGCCAAGCACACAGTACACAGCATCTTGCAACCGGCAATTCGTTTTGAGAAGAAGGACTGCATTGATTTGCCGTCTCTGACCTACATTGATCGTGACGCCCCACTGACCCCGCAGCAAACCAAGTACTACAACATTCTCAAGAAGGAGATGCTGTTAGAGGCAGCAGGCGAAGAAGTCTCCGCTGTGAACGCTGCGACCAAGATGAGCAAGCTGCTTCAGATTTCCTGTGGCTCGGTCTACACCGACACCCATGAGGTGCTGGAGTTTGATGTGTCCAACCGCATGAACGTGGTGCAGGAAGTCATTGACGAGAGCAGCAACAAAGTGCTGGTGTTTGTTCCGTTCACGCACACCATCGAGATGCTCAAGAACCACTTGATTAAGAACGGCATAACGTGTGAGGTGATTAACGGGGCCGTGTCTGTGAACCGCCGCTCGGACATCGTGAAGAACTTCCAAGAGCAGCCGACCATCAAGGTGCTTATCATCCAACCGCAAGCTGCGTCACACGGGCTTACCCTTACAGCAGCCGACACAATCATTTGGTACGCTCCCTGTACCAGCGTGGAGACCTACCTCCAAGCCAACGCACGTATTGACCGCCCCGGTCAGGTCAACCCAATGACCATCGTGCATATCTGTGGGAGCCAAACCGAGCGCCGAGTCTACTCGATGCTTCGGGGGAACGTGACCAACCACCAACAAATCATCGATTTGTACCGACAAGAAATTTCTTCAGAAGCTATTGACAATGTCTAAAGATATGGTATAGTCGGGTTTCTTTCAACCAAAGGAGTGTTAGATGAGTGAAGAGAACGAAGGGGCCGAACGGCCAGACCTAGATCAGCTTACTGCTGTCTACCTGAAGATTCGAGACAAACGCGCCGAGAACAAACGTGAGTTTGAGAACGTCGATAAAGACCTCGAAGCGCAGCAGCAGATGCTGGCCGAGCAGATGCTCGATACCTGCAAAGAGATGGGTGCTGACAGCATCCGTACCCCACACGGAACGATCATTCGTTCAGTCAAGTCGAAATACTGGACTGGCGACTGGGACTCCATGTACTCTTTCATCAAGGAACACAGTGCATTTGGCTTGCTTGAGAAGCGCTTGCACCAAACCAACATGAAAGATTTCCTAGCCGAAAATCCCAACGTCATGCCTATGGGCTTGAATGTTGAGAACGAATACACAGTCGTCGTCCGACGCGCAAAATCTTAAACGGAGAATTGAAAAATGAGCAACATTGCACTTTTGAACCAAGACCTGCCTGACTTCCTGCAAACTGCTGGCGTCAGTGATTTAACCAAAGCCCTCGCTGGCAAGAGCGGCATCAAACGCATCGTGCCTAAGAACGGTATCTTCCGCAAGATGGTCGGCGGCGAAGAGATGGGTAAAGTTAAAGGCGACCTTGAAGTCGTCATTGTGAGCGCATCGCCTAAAGTCGGTCGTATCTTTTATCTAAAGCCGTGGACTCCAGACGCTGAGCCGAGCGCCCCAGATTGCTTCTCTAATGACGGCGTAGCGCCTGACGCTGGTTCTGTTTCTCCGCAAGCTAGCCGCTGCGACACCTGCGGTCAGAACATTAAAGGTTCGGGCCAAGGCACTTCTAAGGCTTGCCGCTACTCACGCCGCATTGCTGTGAACTTGGTGGAAGATTTTGGTACTTCCTTGGAAGGCGAGGTCTATCAACTGAACTTAGCCTCGAAGTCCTTGTTCGGTGACGGCACTGCCGACAACACCCACACCTTTGAGAACTACACCAAGTACTTGGCCAACAACGGCAAGAGCTTGGACTACGTTGTTACCACGTTGAGCTTTAACGAGAACAACGACAATCAGTCCATCTTGTTCACACCTGCTCGGTTCATCAACAAAGACCAGTACGCGGTGACGAGCGAAGTTGCCAAGAAACCAGAAGTGCAGAAGATGGTCACTATGACTCCGTACCAAGCGGATATGGCTGGCCGTGCTCCTACCCCTGCTCTGGCCGCTCCTGTTCCGAAAGCTGCTGCCGCAGCGGTTGCCGAGCCGGTCAAACGAGAAAGCACTAAAGCTGCTACACCTACCCCCACTGTGAAGAAGGGTCTGGATGACGTAGTTAAGGCTTGGTCTGGCGAGGAGTAAGCGATGAGCTACGGATACAGCTTCCAACTCGTTGAAGCCAATAAATCGGCAGACGATGAGTCGTGGGGCGTTGTCCTTGGGCGTACTTGCATAAAACTCAACATTCCTGTGAGCGAGATAGCTGGGAAACTTGACGTGAGTCGAGCCACTATCTACAACTGGTTCTGGGGGACAACCTCCCCCAGCCGCGCTCACTGCGAAAAAATTGAGCGTTTGCTTCCGCGCCTCAAGGCGAAAAAATAATCCGTGCGCGTACGGGGGCTTCGGCCCCCTGCGTAGCCGTCCCTAAAAGAAAAGATATGTCTAACTTTGACCTTCTCGACACTGTACTGCCAGCCACTGGCCGGTACTCTGTGCTTGGGCTTGGGAAATACGCAGACCAGAAGTTTTTTGATACGAGGGAAGAGGTAAAGGCACAGGCTAAGAAGCTGGTGGACAACGGATTTGATGTGTATTTTGGGTGCGCCAAGTACGGCCCCTTGAACAAACGCACAGCAGATAACGCCATACATTTTCGCGCACTGTGGATGGACATTGACTGCGGCCCGACCAAGGGCGTACCTGATGAGAAGGGCATTATCAAAGGGTATCTCACGCAGCAAATCGGCTTGGATGAGCTAAAGAAGTTCTGCATAGCCGCAGGTATGCCCCGCCCGATCATGGTCAGTTCAGGTTACGGCGTACACGCCTACTGGCTGATTGACGAAACTATTGAGCGCCGCGACTGGCTCCCCCTTGCAAACCGCCTACGTGAACTGTGTGTTGAGCACGGTCTCATTGTGGATTCTTCCGTATTTGAAGCAGCACGAGTCCTGCGTATCCCCGGCACGTTGAATTTTAAGCAAGCCGAACCGATGGAAGTCACAGTTCTCAACGAGAACACACAGACTCTGACGTACACCCAATGGAAAGAACTGCTCGGCGCTGCCGAACCCATTGACGACAAACCTGATTTTTTACCGTCCATCAGCCCAATGATGGAAGCCTTGATGCAGAACAAGGTCAAGCGGTTCAAGACCATTATGATGAAAGCGGAGAACGGCTGCGCCCAGCTTAACTACTGCTTTCAAAACCAAGATTCGATTGAGGAACCGTTGTGGCGCTCGGCCCTGTCTATTGCTGCGTTCTGCGTGGACAAAGACAAAGCCGCGCACATGATGTCGAGTCAGTACCCCGGGTACAACCCAGCGGAGGTGGACAAAAAGGTCGCCGAGTTGGTTGCAAGCGCTGGCCCCCACCACTGCCTGACATTCGAGAAGATCAACCCAACTGGCTGCGTAGGTTGCCCCCACAAAGGCAGGATTAAATCCCCGATTGTTTTGGGCATGGAGATAGCCCAAGCTGAAGTTGAGGGCGGCGAGTACGTAGTGGAGGCTGAAATACCGGAAGTTGAAAACGAAACCCCGGCGAAAGAGCACTACCGTATTCCAGAGTATCCATTCCCTTTCTTTCGGGCCAAGGGGGGCGGCATCTGGCGCAAGGGGGTAACCGACGAAGACGAATCCGTGCTGGTGTACGAGCACGACTTGTATGTGGTTAAGCGCATGACCGACCCTGAAGCGGGTGAAGTTGCGTTGTTCCGGCTGCACTTGCCGCACGATGGGGTGAAGGAGTTCTCTATCCCAGCTACGTCAATTTCAGCGAAAGATGAGTTACGCAAACAGCTATCGCATCACGGTGTGATGGCTACGCAAAAGCAACATGAGCTACTGGCGATCTTCGTCGTGGCGTCCATGAAAAATTTACAGTACGTAAGGAAGGCAGAAGTTATGAGAACACAATTTGGATGGGTAGACAACGACAGCAAGTTCATTGTCGGCGACCGAGAGATTACAAAAGACGGGGTGTTTTACAGCCCACCATCGGCTGTCACGCGAAGTTTCGCCGAGAAGCTCGTGACCAAAGGCACGTTCGAGAAGTGGAAAGAGGTGTTCAACATGTACGGACGTCCCGGCCTTGAGCCCCATGCGTTCGCTGCACTTACGGCGTTTGGCTCGCCATTGTTGAAGTTCACAGGCTTGAGCGGTGCGATCATCAACGTCATTCACAAGACGTCAGGTTCAGGCAAATCGACAGCGTTGTTCATGTGCAATAGCGTATGGGGTCACCCCAAAGACCTGTCGTCCATGTGGAAAGACACGCTCAATGCCAAGATGATGCGCCTCGGTGTGATGAACAACCTGCCCAATACCATCGACGAGATTACGAACACCACCCCGATGGAGTTCTCTGACTTGGCCTACAGCATATCTCAGGGTAGGGGCAAAGACCGAGCCAAGTCCCAGACCAATGAACTTCGCGCCAACCATACCAAGTGGAACAACATGACTCTGGCTTCATCGAACGCCAGCTTCTACGAAAAGCTCGGTGCGGCAAAGAACTCCCCAGACGGCGAGTCCATGCGTTTGCTGGAGTACAAGATTTCGCCGAGTACGATCATCAGCGTTGAAGAAGGCAAGCAGATGTTTGACCATCAAATGCTTGAGAACTACGGCCATGCCGGTGACATCTATGCCCAGTGGCTCGTGAACAACTTGGAAGAGGCGGTCAGTCTGGTGCGTAGTATCCAAGCCCGAATCGACAAAGAAGTCCAGTTCACCGCACGGGAGCGCTTCTGGTCGGCGGCTGCGGCTATCAACATAGCTGGTGGTTTGATTGCCAAGGAGCTTGGTTTGCACGACTACGACATGAAGGCAATCTACAAGTGGATGATCGGCATGCTGGCCGAGATGCGCGACGAAGTAGCTCCACCTGCCTCAGACCCCAAAGTCATGCTCGGCGAGTTTATGAACGCCCACGTCCACAACATGTTGATCGTGAATGGCACGGTTGACGCACGGACAAAGATGGAATCCCTGCCGACTTCCGAGCCCAAAGGTGAGTTGCTGCTGCGCTACGAGCCAGATACCGGCCACCTGTTTATTGCTGCCAAGGCGTTTAAAGACTACTGCGTAAAGTTACAAATCCACTACAAGGACGCACTCAAGCAGCTTAAAGATGAGGGCGCGTTCATCGACGCAATCAACAAGCGCATGTCAAAGGGCATGAAGATGGTTTCCCCAGCCGTCCGTGCCCTGCACTTCGACGCCAAGAAGTTTGAAAATCTCGTGCCACTGGACACGCTGACCAATGAAGATAGAGACGGTAACTTACCGAGTTGACTGGAAAAAGTTTCGTACGGGGTACTCGATCTTCATACCCTGCATAGACCACGAAGAGGCTAGGAAAACCCTAGCCGCAGTGACGCGCCGACTGAAAATCAACACTGTTACAAAAGTAACCATCGAGGAAGGCATCAAAGGATTGCGGGTCTGGAGAACTTGAAATACACTAACAATGTTAGTTGTTCTCCTTGATGTGTTCTCCTTGATGGCTTTGCAGCCATGTTACCCCCGGCCTAAAAACCGGGGGTTTTTTATTTCTGAGCTTCGCGTTCCAGTTTCTTGTAGCTCGGCTCCAGCAAGTCCATGACCTGCGGATAGTACTTCTTGTCGATTGGGAACCCACGATCAGACATCAACCTGCGCTCCATGCGTTTCTTCAAAGACTCACTGATCTGGGCGCTTGTAATCATGTCCCAATAGTTCTTGTCGTTGTACTTGATGATTTTGTCGATAGCCTTTTCAACGTCGTCATCAGAACCTTTGGTGATCTCCAAGTCCAGCCTAGCCAGTGCGCTGGAGCGATCACGCTTAGCCTCCAGAATCAACCCTTGGATTTTGAAGATAGCCTCTCGGCGAGTTTGAAGACCGTCAGTAGCAAAGCCTGCGCCCTGCGCCAGAATCTGACCTATGGTGAACTCCTCCGCATCCTTAATAGATGCGCCGGTTGTAGTCTGCGCACCTTCTTTAGAATATCTATAGGCCGTCAGTGGCGCACGGAACAGGGCCGGGGCCAGTTGCTCCATACCTTGAAGAATCTTCCCTTGGTTGAAGTAGTCGATAGCCCGACCAGTCTGTTTGACAAGAGAAACACCCGGACCGCCTAAAGAGAGCAAGTAGTCCATCATTTCAGCTTGGGCAGTGGCTTGGTCTTTTACTTCGGGGAACCACATGTTGTTCATGGACATGCTGCTACTGATGTCGTAGCCAGTCAAGCCAGCAATCAAACCTTTATCAAGGAACTCATCAAGCGTATAGCCGCCAATCTTTACGTTGCCGAATGTCTGTGGAAGCCAAATGTTGCGGAACCAGAACTCAAAGTCCCGGCCTTCGAGTGGGTCGTCTTCATCGTCGTCAGACAATTTTTTCATAGCGTTAAGAGCGCCTTGGATTACGCCCATAGCCATACTAATACCGGGGATGCCGACATACCCAGCGAGCGCGTACGACATGCCGAGCGAACCCAAGAACTGAACTTTGGCTTGCTTGCGTTCTTCAGGAGTTAAACCCTTGAACATGTTGTACGCATTGCGTATGAAGTACGTAGTCACAAACGCAGGGAACATCTTGAACTGCAAGATGGCGCGACCAATTGGGCTGTCGGCGCTGAGTCCTACCTCCCCCGCTTTATTTGCTGCAAGACCCCGAGGTCTTTCAGACGCATGGTAGTTACCTAACGCCTCGTGAGATTCAGCGGCGGCGGCGCTCAAAGCTGCTTCGTGCGTCAACCCTTTGTCGCGGTTCAAACGATACGAAGTCATAAAAGTCACTTCACGAAGCATCCGCTCGGCGTGATGGAACAGCGCAGTCATTGCGTCAGACGTAGCCTTACGCCCCCTTGCAAAAGCACTACGCGCCTCTGCGGTTGGTACGTTGCGGCGGTTGCCCAAATCAAAGGCCATCGTGGTGTCGCTGATACCGGTGTCCCGCATGTACTGAGCGGCTAACTTTTCATCTGCGGTCAGCCCTTTAAGGTTCTCCATACTAGGCATGGTGTAGCTAGTAGACCCGTCGGGGTTAGTTTTGGTTACGCCGAGTCCGTTGAATACATTCAAGGTCGAAGCAAGAGCGACGGCAGTTTTAGCCACACCGTGATGAGACGCAAGTACTGGGGCTACGAACACAGGCACAGCAGTAAGTTGGGCCACCATAGTCTTGATGGAAGTCATCATCCACAAGAAGGCCGCAGTAGTGACAAACCTTGAGGCTTCGTAACCGATTGAGTCCTCGGCAGTTGGGCGAATCTGCTTCTCTGCACGCATAGTCATTTCAGCAACGAAGTCTCCCAACCTAGCTTTGTTTGGGTTCCCTTCTAAAGAAGCGGAAGCGCTCTCAAGATTACGCATGATCTCAGGGCCGTACTTGATACGCGCAATCTGATTCGCCATGTTCGTGCCGGTGGTCACAAGGTTACGGTTAATGTCCCCTGAAAAACCAGCGATGCCTTGGCGAGTTAAGAACTGCCGACGGAAGTTGCGATCTGGGAGAGTCTGCAAGTACATCTGATAGATGTCATCCTTGAGCTTGTCGGCATCAAGTGTGTTGCCTTGTTTGCTGGAGTCGATGTTATTAAATATCTCCTTCAACATCTCACTAGCAGCTACATCTTTTTTACGTGCGTTAGACAGGCTATTGCCCTCGTCGATATCCCCGCCCTGCATCATCTCGTCTTTAGTGCGCTTGCTGCCGGTTTCAGCGTTCAGTTGCTTTACGCGCTCTTTAACAAAACGATCACGGTCTATCTGCTTCTCAAACATGTGGAACTCACGAGTTTGGCCTTTGCCCACGCGAACCCAGAACTGCCCGTAGCGCATCAGCGGGAAGTACGGATAGCGCTTCTTACCATCCTCGTACATCTGCTTGATAGACGCAATCAACTTGCCTTTCGGTGACTTGGGGTCGCTAGCGCTACCGGGCAAGTCGGACGCATCAATCTGCTCTTGGAGAACTTCGTGATATGCCTTGTGGTTGTCTTCGTAGTACTGACGGACTTTGTTATACAACGCTTTGTTTTCTGGAGTCAGTCGGCCCCACAACTCAACCAGCCCTTTGTTTGAGGTATCTGTGTTTGGGTCTTTCGACACAAGGGTCGAGTAGTGCATTACATCGGCAAGTGCTTTGTACTGTTTAGCGTTTTTGGCCCCTAGCTTTCGCAGGTCTTCAGCAATCTCAAACAGATCGTTGTTAGCCTTGTTGCGCATGGCATTCATCTTGTCGATGTTTGCCCACGCTGTGTCCATGCCTTTAACACCTAACTTGCCTGCCCAACGTACAAGAGCCCCTGTTTGCAACGCCGGAAGCAGTTGCTGCATCACCGCGTCTTTGAGTTGAACTTTGCCTTGCGTAAGCGCTTCAAGAAATTCCTCCATGCTACGCATGCGTATCAACTGCTCAATCAAACCACTAGGCTTGATGTCGTCACGGAAGTTACCCTTACCTAATTTTTCGGCAACTTTATCAACTTTTTTACGAGTCTGTTTGGCCGAGGCAAAGACTTGTTCGTAGCTCTCTCCGCGCTCGACTCGTTCTAGCTTGCGCATGGTAGGTGTTTTCTGCGCGGACAAAATCTTGTCGGTAATCAAAACCAAGTCGGTCATGGCGCTGAAGTCTTTTTCGCCGACCCCAAAGAACTCCATGATGGCGCGAACAAAGCGATTGAACGCCGAGCCCTTAGCTTGCGTAGCATCCACAGTCATCAAGAACTCTTGCATTACGGGCTCGGTCATACCGTAGGCCAAGAACTCCTGATGCAGTTCAAAAATCTTGAAGTATGGGTTGCCGTTCTCGTCTATATCAAGTGTGGACTCCACCAACGCTCTAAGATCATCAGGCACTTTACCCGCCGCATCCATAGCTTCGTACGCATCACTTGCGTTCATCATCACACGGGTAAACGCTCGCGTAGCCCTAGTCAGCAGCGCATCACTAGAGAAGCCATTAGCAATAGCCGTCAGACCCAAAGACAGCTTCTGGTTCGTAGCAGCGTGCAGCAGCTCGTGCAGCACCGTGATGTTATTGACGCCTTGGTCAACCCCAAAGCTAGCCCCACGCACATAGACCCTGCGAGTTTTAGCAGGTAGGTCTTCAATGAACAACCCCCGTGCGGCGTTCCAGTCGTTTATGTTTCGCTGCAACTGCTCAGGTATGGGGGCGCCTTTTTAAACGTCAATAAACTCTACGTCTTTAACAAAGTTGCGCAGACGCTGGGCAATGAACTTTTGGAATGCGTTGCCGGTCTTTATGACTCGTGCAAGCGCTTGCACCCCATTGGTGGCTTTGGAGAATCCTTCATCTGGCCGACCAGCTTTGCCGGTCTTTTCCGAGCGAGACACTTTGCTCTTCTCGTACGCTATACCAGTTCTTATGTCAGCGAGTTCTTTTGGGCTGATCGCTGAGTTCTTGATCGCAGCAGCTATGCGGCCCCGTGCGGTGTCCGTTGCTGGGAGTGAGTCTTGCAGCATGAGCAAGGACTTGACGGCTTGAATCTTATCAACCCGTTTATTTCTCTCCGCTGCTACCAACTGCTCATCTGTCTCAATCTTCGACTCATCAATAGGAGCAAGCGCCGTATCAAGTGCGGCAATAGCCGTGTCAGTTGTAGACGCTACAGCGGCGGCAGCTTTACCTTTGTTCTTGTACGCGGCCTTAGTAGCGGCGCGATTAGCCACCCGTTGTTCTTCAGTAAGCGCAGGACGGCCACGCCCTTTCTTTGGGGCTTCGGGGGCGGCTTCTCTAGTGGCATCAAGTTCGGCAATCTGATTAGAGATATCTTCAGACTTAGCTTGGGCTTCGTTGTACTTGGTTTCCGCAACTACGGGGTCACTTTCAGTTGGCCTAAATTTTGACTTTAGCCCAGCTTTTTCCTTGTTAACTTCATCAAGCTGATTGACAAGCGCACCACGTTTTTTAAAATACTCGGCGGCGGGCAATGTGGGGGTTTCGGGCGCGGCTTCCGATGTTACCTCGGGCGCTTGCAACTCTGCAATGGCTTCTTCAACCGGCTTGAACTGCTCAGTGGCTATATCGTCTGCTTCAGCGATTACGGTTTGTAGGTTGCTGGCTGGCTCGGCTACTGCAATGGGCTCGATTCTTTCTCGTGCAGCAGGCTGGCTAACATCCGGTCCAGCAGAAACCATTCCAGTTGAGTCAAGCATTCCAGCGGCTCCGGGGGCGCGTTCCGTATCGGACTGTGCAGCCATTCCATCGCCAACTCTACTTGGTCCACCGACAGGTTCGCCAACGCCTGCTGTTCCTTGAGCTTCTCTCTGGGCATCCGCATTTTGTTTGTCCTCTATAGCTTCTTCGGTTGCTTTTGCAATAGCTTCTTCTTCC